AAGTGTTTTAACACCCAACTGCCATGCGTCGATAAGAAGTTTGTTAACATCTTTAGTCGGCATATCAGGTGAAACCATCAAGTTTAATGACTGTGATTGGTCAATAAAATCTTGTCTAACCGCCGCTTGGTTGATGATTGAAGACTGATTAATTTCAGCAAAAGTTCTGAATACGTCTTTTTGTTCATCAGTTAAGAATTCCAAGTGTTGTACTGAACCATCGTGTTTCTTAATACTATCCCAAGTTGTCTTGTTATCTTTTTTCATAGACGCCAATAACTTTTGTAGTACAGGATTCTTAATGGTAACTTTCAATTTAGCAACGTCCTTAACATATGCGTTAGACCAAATTGGTTCGATTGATTGTGAAACCTGACCCAAGATAAATGCCGAAGACGTTGTTGGTGCAATTGCGTTAAGTGTAACGTTTCTTCTACCGTAACCAACAAGAGTTTCAGGTTCTCCAAACATTTTAGCTAACTCTGCAGATGCGCTGTAAGATTTATCTTTAATAAGTTTGAATACCTCAATGTTCAATTTTGCACTGTCCTTACTGTCAAACGGTAATCCTTTAGACTGAAGAAGTGAGTGCCAACCCAATACTCCCAAACCAAGAGCTCTTTGTCTCTTAGCGAAATTGTAAGCTTTTTCAAGGTAGAAGAATGCTCTTTGACCTTCAATGGTACCACTGTTTTTGATATCATCAATTTTACTTATGAACTCAGTAACAACCGCATCAAGGAAGTAAACCATCATCTCAACTGCGTCGGTATCTTTCCACTCATCATAATGAAGTAAGTTCATAGATGAAAGTACACAAACAAAAGATTCCTCTTCTGAATTATGTAATGCAATTTCAGAACAAAGATTTGAATTATAAATCTTCATATCTTTATCTCTATAAACTTCAGGTGCCTTTTTGTTCATAGTGTCTGTGAACATAATGTATGGATATCCAATCTCACCTCTACGTTGAATTACTTTAGCCCAAATAGCTCTCTTTTCTTTATCCCCATTTACCATTTGTTCCATAAACTCATCAGTAACAGTAACAGCATGTGTCAAATCTTGAATTGGGAATCCTTCAGTTCCAATTTCCAAGAATTCCATGATGTCAGGGTGTTCAACTGGTAAGTACGGTGAAAATCTTCCTCTACGTGTAGAACCTTGTGAGATATTGTCTACAACACTCTGAAACAAATTCATAAAGTGTACTGCACCAGGAGCGTGTCCATTGTCAGTGATAGTAGCACCTCTACCACGAATGTTACCAAAGTAACCCGAGGTTCCACCACCCATTTTACTCATTTCACCAACTTCAGCTTGTGTATACAAAATTGACTCAATATTGTCACCCACATTAGAACCAAAACAACTAACAGGTAAACCTCTTTTCTTACCAAAGTTTGCCCATACTGGTGATGATAATGAATACCATCCACGACCCATATAGTCGTAAAACTTATCTGCAAAACCTTCAATACCTAAAAGTTTTTCAGCATGTTCTGCTATTGTTTTAATTCTTTCTAAGGGTTCTTCTCCCTCACTCAAATATCCTCTACGAAGAAATGTAATTGACTCTTCGTTAATCCAATCAAAAGGTTCTCTATTTTCCATGTTTCTTAATTAATTCTTATTAAAATAAATCGTTCATCGTAATCGACTTTGACTTCTTGCTATAATTGATACTTCTTTTATTAAAAAAGTCGGTATGTTTTGTAGTCAATATCTCATCTTCAAACCACTCAGTTGTTTCCAACAAAGGTTGATTAATTTCAAAGATATTATCAACACCGATAGAATTCAAAGAAGTATTAAATCTATGCTTGATGAATTCTAATGTCTGTGCTTTTGACAAGAAAGTCAAGTCACCCATTTCAAAAATCCAATCAACAATTTCCTTCTCAGCTTCGTATGCGTCTTTAGTTGACTGAATCAAATCCTCAACTAAATCCTCAGTCCACCATGAAGGGTTTTCTTTCTTTATAATGTTTACCAAATCAAAACCAAAACCAGCGTGAATGTTTTCTTCTTTAGAAGTTGCCTCAACTGCGTTACTAATACCTTTCAATACGTTCTTATATTTGTTGAACGACATAATAACCAAAAATTGAGAGAACAAGGATACGTTCTCAACAAACATTGAGAATAATACTACTGACTCAAAGTAGTCTTGGGTTTCTACTGATTTAGAATTTGTAATAGTTTTTTCCAAGTACTTAATTCTTCTACGAATCGCAGGTACTTCCAATAAATTTTCAAACTCACCGTTTAGACCAAGTAACTGAATCAAGTGTGAATATGCATCTGCGTGTCTAACTTCTGATTCTGCAAATGTTGCCCCAACATTTCCAATTTCAGGTTTAGGTAATCTTTTGTATATGTCACCCCAAAATGTTTTAACTGCGATTTCGATTTGTGAAATTGCTAACATAGCTCTCTGAACTGCAGTTTGTTCTTTTTCTGACAAATGTACTTTAAAGTCCTGAATATCAGATGTGAAGTTAAACTCAGTGTGTACCCAATATGAGTGTCTAATAGCATCTACATACTCAACCAACTCAGGGTATTCGTAAGGTTTCAAATTAGTTCTTTTATTAAAGATGTTTGGTTGATGTTTTGAACGATAAATGATGTATTCTTTAGCCACATCGTTCAATCCATTATCCATAAGTTTATTTTCCACCATATCATGAATTTCATCCACGTGTGGAACTCTGTCTTTATCTCCTCTGAAGATACCTTTTGTAGTTAATCTAGCAATTTTTTCAGCCATTTCTTCATCTACTTTTCCAACAGATGCCATTGCTTTAATTACCGCATTTTTAATCTTATCAGATTCAAATAATACTGTTTCACCGCTTCGTTTTACAACGTATCGGTTGTCTTTTAGTGCCATACTAAAAATGTAATTATCCATAGTTTTAATTTTAATTTGTCGTGTTTTGTCTTTGTTGTCTTTTATTCAACAACTCGTTAATTCTTGTTCTATTTCTTTCTTCTTTTTGTTCTTCGAGACCCAACATTGTTACACTTTGTTCAGTATCAATAACCAAAAATTCGTTATCAAACTTACAATTCTCAAATACAACACCGTCTTTACCAAGACGTGATTTTGTAATTGCGATTGTTGCCAAGTTCATCTCCTTTTGTTGTAGTGTTTTTGCCACCGTAATAATAACGTGACCTACTTGAGCTTTCTTAATTGAACCACCCATTTGGTCCGTAGTTACTACTTCAGAAGAAATTGATGAGCGGTTACCTTGGGTTGCGGTCCATCCCACAATTCGAAGTTCGTGACACAAAGCTTCAAATGCTCTCATAACCGAACCTTCACTTTTCCATTCATCTTCCAATTTTCTGTCGGGTACGATACAATCAATGTAGTCAACTACAATCATATCTATTTTATTACCCTCAGCCATCATCTTTCTAACCTGATTTTTAATTTGATTCATAGTCACAGTATCTGATGGCAATTTCTTCAAAGTTAATTTATTTTTAGTGTTTAACCTAATTTCTTTAACTTTATCTAAAACAACGTCTCTGTGGTTCGATAAATCGTCAGGAGCAATTCCTGTCCACATTGTGAAGTGTTTACGTTGGATAATTTTTGGGTTGTCCTCAAAAAATATTTGAAGAACATTGTATCCCAAGTTGAATGCATTGTTAGCCAGTTTTGTTAAGATAGTTGTCTTACCAACTCCCGTAGGTGCCAATATCACACCAATTTCTCCTTTAGCTAACCCTCCTTTTAACAAGTTATCAATACCTTGAATACCCATAGGGATTGGATGTCTGTAATCATCGTCCAAAACCTCATCAAGATTTGAGAACACGTCTGAAGTACCTACTTCAACTTCACCAACTTGTAACGCCTCTCGAACCATTTGTTCTAAGTGGTCGTAGCTTTCAAAATCACCTTTATCGATAATTTTTTGTGCTTTTGACATGACCTTTTGAAGTTCTTGTTGTTTACAAAACTTCAAGGATTTTTCTTGAACAAAGTCAGAACCCTCAATTGGACATTCTTTAACTTGTTCTAACATATCCATGACCATTTTTTGGGCCATGGGTGATGTAATCTCAGATTTTGTCAGTTGGTCCAACGTATTGAACGTTGGTGCGTGTTCATACTTTATGTAGTATTCCCTTATCATTTGCATGATAAGTTTAAAGTATTGATTGTCAAAATACTTTGGGTCTAAAACGTCAACGATAGAAGTGGCAAAATCTTTATTGAGAATAATATTGTTTAATAATTGTATTTGAAATGTGTTCCCTAAATAACCAAAATTCTTATCGTTTGACATAACTTTTAATAACGTTTTAACTCCCTCTCGGATTTATAAATACTCTTAAGCGAGCTGATATTTCATGTATTTGAAACTTAAATTTTCAGCTGAAAAAATGTCAGTCAGACCCCTTAATATAATTTTTAACTCTGGGCGTATGTCTACGGTATATCTGACCTTTGGTGGGTACAATTTAGCGTCAACAATTCTATGACAAATTGTCTCTTCCCCTATTCTAACATAGAGGTTAAAGTACTCGGGACTTTCAGTATTTGAAGTTTCCAAAATCTCAGGGTCTGTGATAATTTGGTCTTGGTTGTCAACCATATAAATCAATGATTTGATTTTTAGATTGTTTTCAACTAACTCAGCAACTTCTTTCAAAATAGCTGCGACTTCCAAACTTCTCCGAGCTTTTGGGTTATACCCTTTCACATTGTAGAATCGTTGTACGATGATGTTGTTGTTCAAAGTCATTAAGAACTCCATCTTTGTCGTGTCTTGCATTTGGTCTTTCATAATTTTAATTTTTTGTATTAAATCGTTTTTTTTCTTTTCTTGATAGTTTCATAAATGGTTGTAAAAATTCGACCCATTGGTCGTCTACTTTGGGTAGGTATTTAAAGATTCCGTCATCGTTCATTAGTCTCATAAGATTTTTGTAACCTCTACCATCGGGGTCCAATTCTTCTTCATAATAAGATTTAACTTCTTCTTTACCCTCTGTAGAAATCAATGGGTCGGACAAATCAACAAGTTTTTTGTTGATTTCAAAAAATTCTTGACCGAGTGAACCTCGTTTTGTTTTTCCTTCAAGTATGTTGGATATCGATTTTTGTTTCTTTTCATCTTCAGTCAAATTATTGATTGTTGTTAAAATATCAGAAACAGAAACCGTTTTTTCAAGTATTTCTGGTAAAATTTTACCAATCGTCTTTTCACCCAATAACAAAATACCATCAATGTTATCAGATTTATCACCAGTCAAAATTTTGTAAGTAACAACATTTTGATGTGGAATCCAAAGATTACCAATATTAATTCTTTCACCATACTTGTGGTATTCTTTTTTAATTGGTGAATAAATTTCAACATGTTCAGAAATGAGTTGTGTCAAATCTTTATCAGATGAAAAAATTGTTTTTTTCTCGTCTTCAGATATCTGACAGTAATAGGCAATCAAGTCATCGCTTTCAGAGTTATCAATGCAGATTTGTCGTATGAACATATCCTCCAAATACTGACGTATACGGGACTTTTGCCAATCATATGATTGACGCTTCAACTCATTTGTTTCTGAACGTCTGTTGAGCTTGTATTGAGGTAATAGAAGTCGTCTTTGGGTGGAGTTATTCTCTCCATCCCAAAAGACTATAACCTTATCATAATTGTGCTCTTGTAAGAACTTTCTTAAGGTGTTAA